CATTGCCGGGAGGAACTGTTACTCTTATGGATGGTAGACACTTATCTTTAGATGAAGCAACAAATGACGAAGATCTATATTGGGAAATACAAGAAGAAGTTAATGGTGTTGTTCAAGACTGTATGGATAAAATAATTTTACCTGTTACAGGGTATGAGGTAGAAGTATCATCAATAGTAATATCGGAAGAATGAAAATAATAATATCTGAACAACAATATGTAATGTTATCTGAGTCAAAATTAGATCCAATGCAAAATCTTATTAACATGGCTTTTGATGAGGTAAAAGAAAATTGTGATCGAGGTTTTTATATAAGGTCACACCACAATTACATATGTGACCCAATAGAAATGATTGAAGAAATAAAGGTGGTAGATGTATCAAAAACAACGTCTATGAATTACCTTGAAAAAAAAGAATTATCTCAAATACATATTACCGTTAATATTCATCTTGAATCTATATATTTATTTTACGATTTAGATAATTTTATTTATCAGTTACAGGGGGAAGCAAGAAACATATTAGGGGGAAGTGTTGCGTCTATATCAATAGGAGAAGTAATCAATATAAGAAAAGAATTTAACTGGTGATGAAAATTATATTAACAGAATCTCAATATAAGAATCTTTTTGAATCCAATTTTGAAAAAAACAAAAGGTTGGTGGGAAAGATGTGGGATGAAGGTATGAACTTGGGTGAGATATCATCGTTGATTGGTTTAGATGAATCTCAAATAATATTACTTCTTAAAGATAAAAATATAAAAATTGATTGTAAATTTGCTGAGGATTTAGTCATAACTCTTATGTTTAACACTGACTTTATTAATAAAACTTATAATTTTAACGATGATCAAATGTTTCTAAACTTAAATTGGGGAGGTTCTGGTGGGTCTGTAGCATTTGAGTTTAATGATAAGGAATATAAGTTAACAGGATGGGCAACACCTTATTGGGGTGGTGATTGTGAAACTCCTGTTGAGGGTAATTATTTTGAGGATAAAAAAACAGATGAATATGTTAATGAATACGGGAATTCAGATAAAAAAATAGAATACACACCATCAAGTTTTAACTCAATACAGGAACTTATTGATTTTTTAAATAACGATTACCCTAAACAATTAATCAAACCAATAAAAGAATTAATTGAAGGTTATATTTAAAATATATGAAAATTATAATAACTGAAGACCAAGTGGCGTTAATAAGAAGGTTAAGTGAGTTAGAACGAATTATTGATAAAATTATTAAGGTATTAAATGATGATATAAACGATAGTGGTCCGGGTTATAAACCTGATAATTTTGGTGTTTATGAAAGGTGGGTGATGGATAGAGTCAAAAGAGAGTTTAAAAATGATAATCCAAAGATTGAATTCCCAAATCACGATTTTATGATGTTAATGTCGGGACAATTTAACGATAAAATTAGAAAAGGTTTTAATAAAGTTAAAAAGAGAAGATGAAAATAATATTAACAGAAAGACAACAGAATTTAATAACGGAAAACTTAACAGGTGAGAATCTTCGTAAGTTTTGTTATCAAATTTGGAATAAACAAAAAAAGATGGGAGAAGAGCCTAATCTTGATGATGTGATTTATGATATTACGGACATAAAAAAAAATACAAGAGAAGATTTAGATACTATTAGACCAATTTGGTATGAATACAATGGAGGTTATGATGTATTATTTGAAAAACTTAAAGATGAAATTGATACTAAGGAATATAAGTTAGTTGAGGCTGAATTTGATTTGGAAACCAAAATAAAGGTTGTCCATCTTGATAGACAAGGACATTTTGTTGAAATTATGGTTGATGTTGATCCTCGTGGAACTATAGAATTTCATGGTTGGGATGAAGAAACTGAGGAAGAATACGTGGTGAACGACACAATAGATGCCGCTTATCATGAGGCGTTACTTAATTATGAAGGTGCCGATTTTCAAGGAATGATTAGAAGTTCAGTATATGATTTCTTTTATGATTTATTAGAAAAATACGGAATTCCAATTGATGTGGATATTGACTTACAAGAAATTTATTAATACTTTTTAAATATGGGACCAATCGAAAAAAAAATTTTAGAATTATCAAAAACAGAAGGACTTTCTGAAGAAACTTTAATGACTTTAACTATTTTGAAAAATCAAATTAAAGATGAAGAACGAAGACTTGCAAACAATGCATATGAAAAAGGTTTTCACGATAAAGAAATGAATCGAAAACCTACTTGGAATTACTTTGAAAATAATTATAGTAGTTATTTGTCAAATATTAAATTTGGCCAGATAAGTTAATTTTTGTATCTTTGTGATATGGAAGACTTAACTAAACTTGAATTACCCGAAATTAAAATTCTTTGCAAACAATACGGAATAAGTATTGTTGGAGATCAAAAATCTTTAATCAAAAAACTCAAATATTTCTTAGAACCTATTGGTGATGTATTAAACACGCATGCTGGAAGAAAATTAACCAATGGTAAAAAAATTGTTGGAGTTAAAGTTAACAACCAAGAAGAAATTAATTCTATTAATAAGAAAAAGGGTCAATTTTTATATTATTCTTTGGGTTATCACTATTATATTGTGACAGAATAATAAAACCATGATATTTATTAAATAAAATTGATATGAGAAAACAAATACTTGAAGAACTAAAAGAGATGAGGTATCTTTTTAATTACGATAGAGGAAAAATTATTTCTGAACAAAATCAAAACCTTAATGAAATGATTGATTTAGAAAAAGGTTCTTTTGGTTATGAAGATATGGATGATGGTAGTGAAAAGTTTCCTTCATTTAGTCCTAATGGTGATATGGATACAGGTGAAGATTTAGCGCCTTCTTTTGATTCAGATGGTAATTTTTTAGGTATGGTAAAACCTAATCGAGATGGTATGGAAGGTGATGAGGATGAATTAGAAGAAGAAATTGATTTTGAAGTTCCTACTATGGAGCCAGGAACAAAAGAAAAAGAAAGGACAATTACAAAACCTGGAACCAAACCCGATAAGGATTCACCATACAAACCTAAACCTGGCCCAAAGAAAAAACCAAAAGCTAAAAAAGGTGATATGCCTGATTGGTTAAGTTTTGATGAACTTGGAATTAATCTTAAACGAAAATGAGGAATATTAAAAAAAGACTATATACGGAAGTAATCTCCAAAAAAGATTTATTAAGGATTATGGAAGCGCCAATTGACTACGAAGGACCTGAAAGAATGGCTGGAGATGTTGAGAGAAAAATTACGGGAAGAGAAACCCCGTATCATGGGTTTTCTGCAATTCCAAATATGGATAGAGACTTTATTGAGTTAATATCTTCAAAAAGATTCAAGGACTCAGTTGATAAAGTTAGAACGGCAATGGGAGATACAAGAACTATTCAAGGGGGAAACGCTCTTATGCAATTGCTGGGAACTGTGGGTCAAGCAATGCAAAAACTTGTTATGATTCAAATGAAAAACAAAAAACAACTTGAAGACCTTGCAATTGATCTTGTTAAAAACGAATTAGGAATTCCTGAAGGAGCAATGCAATTCAAAGCCGAACTTGTGTCAAGTACTATGGGAGCAGCAGAAGGGATGCAAAGTGAGCCTGAAATGCCAAGTGAAGAAGAGGTTGAAGAATTAATGGGAGATATGGAAAACTTTAATTTGGAAAGAGAAAAAAGAAGATTCATTAATTCACTTATTCAAGGTGCAGCTTTTAAAGGAGGACATATGTATAATCTTGTTAAAAATGAGATCAATGACATTAATCCACAACTTATGAACCTATACGCTGTGACACAATCTTTAATGGAACATGCATATTGGATATTCCCTGACATGGAAGGAATGGCTGGCGGTGGCGGTGGTCAAATGGGCCAATCTGAAGTTGATGAAAAAACAGACCCACCAACAGTTAAAGCTAAGGCGGTTACATTCCCATTATTAGTTCATGAATTGGTAAAGGGAGTATATGAGATTTTTGGATCACACGGATTACCTGACGACCCAAGACAACAAGAAATGATATTAAACGCTGAAGATACTTTACCTTCAGAAATTTGGGACTCAAGGTTAGGTCCTATTTTTTGGGAAAAGTTTATGGCATCATATCCTATGGAGTTGTTTGATGAAGACAAAAAACATATACAGCATTATTTGTTTATGCGATTCTCGGCATTAAATGCGGAAGAGTTCATGAAGGTATCAAAAATGATTTTAAAAGGAGATCCATTAGGGCAACAATTTATTCAAGGAATGGTCAATGAGATTGTTAAAGATCTAAAAGATAAAGACTATAACGATGCCATGGGTTATGATGAAGATGATGAAGATGATGATGATTTGAGTGGGGTTGACTTTAGTGATTTGGGACTTTAATAAGTCCCATTTTTTTTTATAAGGAATTTTTTTCCTATAATTATTAAAAATGCAAGTTATGAAAAATATTGATTGTGAAATTTACATAAAACAACTTATTACTTTTTTTGAAAAAAATCCAGGTGATTTAATGATGCTAATAGGGGATGTTCAAAAAGAAGAGTTTTATAAAAAGTTAAGGGAAAAATGTGAAAAAAATGTTGATGATGGAATTGACCATAGTTTAAATAAACAACAAATTATTGATATTGTTATGGAATTAAAAATTCCTGAACTATTTGAAAAACCAAATCCTAAGTTAGTTGTGGAAGGATATGTTCAAAAAACAAAATGGGGTAAAATAATTTTAAATTAATTCTTTAAAAAAGTTTTGTATTTAATAAAAAACGCATATCTTTGTAATGTGATAAACGAGAAACAAAATGAAAACAATAGAACTTACTATGAATGAGATATGGATGGCGACTAGACCAACCATTCAAAAAAGTAAGAAATCCTATACTCGTAAAACCAAACACAAAAACAAAGAAAATTATAAACTATGATATACACTCCAGAATTAATCAAATCAATTGCTCCGGCAGTATTCGCAACATCACCATCTCCCAAAATGACGAACAAGTATGAGTTCGTTCCAACCAACGAGGTAATGGATATGTTCGACCGCGAAGGATGGCAATTATCGTCAGTAAAACAATCAGGTCGTGGGATTCACGGAGTCCACGAACTTAAGTATCGCAACGGACAACTACCAAAAGTTGGGGACACAGTTGTTGAAGCAATCATCCGTAACTCTCACGATGGGACAGCAACATTCTCTATGGGAGCAGGACTATTCCGATTGGTATGTTCAAACGGACTTACAGTTCCTACATCAGTGGCAGAACGATTCTCAATTAGACACAATCACTTTTCATTTGACGATGTTAGAGCTTTGGCCGAGGACTTCTCTAAGAAACTCCCAAGAATTGAAGAATCGGTTACTAGAATGATGGAAAAGGAGTTAACTGAAAAAGAAAAACTTCGTTTAATCAAAGAAGCTCTTAAGATTCGTTGGACTGTTGGAAATAGTCCTGAATCAATTGACATTACAGACCTTCTAACGCCGTTTAGACCTGAGGATGAGGGAAGTGATCTTTGGACTGTGTTTAACGTGATTCAAGAGAAGATGACTAAAGGTGGATTCACTTACAAAACACCAAGAGGACGACAAACAACTCTTCGTGGTATTAAGAGTATCCAAGCGACAAATCGTTTAAACACTAAACTTTGGGAAGCAGCAGAATTAATGTTGGTTTAAAAACTATGGGGACATTAAAGTCCCCTTTTTGTATTATGGAAAAATTTAAACACGAAGAAAGATTTTTAGAAAATATATTTAAAACAAATGAAAATTTATTTTCAATTATGGAATTATCTGAAGGTCATGGATTGTCCCCAAATGAGTTGAAATCAAAAACAAAGTTCACAGAGTTTTTTTCTGATTCTATACAATATTTAGACGGAACAACTAATTTAGATTCCATTTATATGTTTGATAGTGACATTTACATATATTTATCTAAAAGTGATCCAACAATCTCTTCTTTTTCTTGTAAAATTTATTATCCTATAAGAAAGAAAAAAGATGTTGAGTTTTTTATATTAAACTTAAAAAAATTAAAGAAAAATTATGGAAATTAGTGGTATAGATTTAAAAGAAAAAATTAAAAATGGTGAAAAATTAATTGTTGAGTTTTGGGCTGAGTGGTGTGGACCATGTAGAGTAATGAAACCTATATTTGAAAGAGTTGCGAATAGTAATGAAAATGATGGCGTTAAAATGTATACAATGGATATTGACCTTAATAAAGAGGTTGCTATTGGATTTGGCGTTAGAAGTATTCCTACAATTAAAGTTTTTAATGGTGGATCAGTTATTGGAACCAAAGTTGGAGTGTTAAATGAAACATCCATAAAAGATTTAGTAAAAGAATTAATAAATGAATAAGATTGCAGTTATTTTTACAATGAAAGGGTGTCCCCATTGTGTTATTCTTAAAGAAATGTTAGAAGACGAAAATATTGATTATGTTGATAGAGACATTAATGAATTTGAGGAAGAATATAATATGTTTGTAGAGGCAACAGGAAGTGATTATGTTCCTGCATTTATGTTAGTTGAAGATTTTGAAAGTGAAAACCCAACGACAGATTTATTTGCTCCAGACAGAGACTTTCAAGATATTCACGAAGGATTAACAATAATCAAAGAGTTTTACGAAAGATAATAAAAGCCCCTCTTAACGGAGGGGTTTTTTTATAATAATACTACATCTTTTAGTCGATCTTGAACCAAGTATGGTTTATTTTTTGTCTGATCAAAAACATCGTGGAAAAACTCGTAATCGGCAAATTTTTCATTAAAGGACCCCAAGTCCATATCAAACACATCTAAAACCAAACTCTCAATTTTATCGTTATCAATATATGAATTACAAGATACTTTAATTTTGCGATCCCCATCTTCATTTTCTTCATTAGTATAGTATAAATAAACTTGATCTACATTAAGTAATGAATACATATGGTTAAACATATATTGTGAGTAATAAACAATTGATCTACCGCACCCTAAACTATGTCCATATGGAAACTCTGAACTACAAGTTAGTTCAGAAATCGGTTCGTCTTCAATGGTGTATAAGTCCTTATGTGTTGAAATCCATTTATTATCAAAATTCTCAATATCTTGATCGTATTTGATAATATCAATTACGTTTAAATTTTTTCTGTTAACTTCTGTTAACACATCATCAAACCAATTTGAAAAATCAGTTTTTAGTTCATTTAAATCCAACACTTCTTTACTCGTTGTTTGGCCATTTACAACCACAAAGGTTTCACAATCTGTTACTTGGATTACTGTGTTGTCCTTCTTATCAAATTTAGAAAGGATGTAGTCAGCAAATAGATTCACAAAGTATCTTCGTGTGTTTTTTTCTAATTTTCTCATATTTTTTATTTTTATAATTAATATGAGTTTTATTTGGATTTATAAATAGTTAGATATAATCATCAAACATTTCGTTTATATATTTTTGGGTTGTGGACCAATCTGGATAATCAGGAGTGCTAAAATCTATACATTCATAATCCTGATTGTAGATTAAGTGTTTCATCAAAGTAGTATAACTACCAAAATAGTCTAAATATGAATCTGAATACGATTGACCTTTATTTAATTCTAAAAATAAAGTGATGTTTCCAACAAAATCTCTAATTTTAATGTAATTTAAGTATGTGGTTACTTTTTTACCATCCGATTTGGTAGTTTCTTTTGGGACCTCATCAATTTTTCCTTCAAAGTATTCATCTAAACCATCATATACTAATTTATATATTTCATTTTCATATGCAGAATTATAAGCGTTCCAATAAATATTTTTTAATTCTTGACCTAACTCACTTAAATTATTTTCACACAGTTCGTTTATTGCGTCGGAATCTTTAATTAATTCATTTAAGTCTTCAGCTTGAATTTTAAAATAACCTTCAGTTCCCTGTTCTTCTGATAAACTCTCAAAAAAATCGGAACTATAATCTTCTAAAGATAATTCAACATTACCAATTTCTTTAAAAATGGCATCTTTTAAATTAATGGTATTTTTTTCATCTAAATCGTCAATAACATCAGATGGTTTTGTATCAACATCAAAATACCAATCGTGACCTAAACCATCTTCGCTAAATACTTGTTTTGCAACACCTTCAGGAGAAACATCACGACGGGAGTGATCGCAAAAGAAATCAGCTAACTCATCTCTATCATTACCTAAATTTAAATAAAACCCATCAGGTCTAATATAAACATCATTTAACAGTTCATCAGTAATAAACTTAACGGTATTTTCATAGTTATATTCTAAACCATGTAGTAAATAATTGTTTTGAAACTCTTCTGGAACAGAATTGTAGTCTAAATTATCCATAATACCATTCTCAACCAAATAATCAAACAATTCATTGCTAAAATCATCAGGGGGAATCTCTCTTAAATCAAGTTCCTCTAAAAGATTGTATTTTTTTATAAATTTAAAAAAATTTATTAATGTATTGAAATATGGTTTTATCTCATCTTCATACTCACCATCATTAAATGATTCTATTAAATTTTTTACCCTCGCTAAACTCATATTGTATAAATATCTATTAAGCAAAAAAGGTGCCCCAACGGAACACCCTTATCTCGATGATACAAAAAATATTATCTTCTATAATATTTGTTGATGATTTTTTTCACATTCTCTTGAACATTTGAACCATTTGATGGTTGTTGAGGTTGTGCTTGAGGTTGTGCTTGAGGTTGTGCTTGAGGTTGTTGAGCCTGTTGATTAGCTTTGTTTTTACATCCGCAACTCATGATAAGTATTTTTAAGTGGTTTATTTATCTATAAATAGTATACAAACAAACTTTAGTCCAAAAAAAATAAAAATCAATTATTTTTCTTTTGTTATATTTATAAAAGTATGTCAATAAAGAAGTTTTTTAAAAATTATATTGTAGAACAAGATGAAAACCTTGTTTCAATTTCTCCTGAGGATTATTTGGAATTATTGGAAAATGTTGGAGGAATTGCCGAAAGGATCTCAAACCTAAAACCATATAGAGGTAAAGGTATTGTTATTACTGGACCAATAAATGTTAGTAATTATAAAAATATTGGGCCACTTACAGGTGTTGTAAGAGTAATGGGTAGATTAGATATTTCTCATACCAATGTTTCAAATCTTAATGGTATTACCACAGATGGTTATGTTAGTGATTATGGATCTTCTATGTGGAAGATTAAAATGCAACAAAAATTAAATGAAAAACTTTCAGATTTGGATGAAAAAAGAAGAGAAGATGAGTGGAATGTTGAAAACCAAGATGATGAATCTGAAAGAACTGAAGCTGTATACAAATATTTAAATCAACATGGTGATGTGGATATGGTTGAAGATGACGAAGGAAATGAAGTTCCTGAAGATAAGTATTATATCAATCCTAATGGAAGGGCAACCTATGGTTACGGAAAACAATATGAATGGTTAGGAGGTGGTAATGGGTTTAATCCTAATACCTACGATGTTTATACTGAAGATGAGGCAGATAGTGCCGCAAGACAATATGTTGAACAATTAGTTGATGATTCAGGAATAGATGCGTTTAGTTCGTGGGCATTTAATGACGCTTTAGATGATAAACAATGGTATCGTTGGTTATATGATTACTACGATGATTATGTTAGATCATCTCCTGAGGATTTTGACATACCTTTAGAACTATCAAATCAACAATATAAACAAGTTCAACAACTCCAATCAAACATAGATTCACTTAATAAAAGACTAGAAAGTGAAGATTTACCTGATGAAAAATATGAAGAAATTGAAGTAAAAATTGAAGGATTGGAAGAAATAATTCAAGAAATCAATGATGACCCACAAGGTGAATATGATGAAAGTTCAATTGAAAATGAAATTACAGGTAGAGTTGATGAATACCAAAACGACATTTTTGGGTTTATTGAACAATATGGTGAAGATAAAAACTTTATCATGGAGTTTATTGATTTAGATAAACTAACGGAAACTGTAGTAAGTTCTGACGGATATGGTAGTATGTTAAATTCTTACGATGGTGATTATGACACTTTTAATATAAATGGAACTGAGTATTATGTAATGAGGGTCAATTAGCCCTTTATTTGTTTTATATTTTGCATTATTTTTATTTTTAATGACACGAAGAAAAAAAATACAATTTTTAATGAACACCGATTGGATGTTTGAAAAACCAATTGATCAAGAATACAAAGAATACAAACTACTTTCTTACTTTCAAAAGATGGGAGAAAAACTGGACAAGTTAGAGTTATACCCAAGCTTTATTGAATTATCTTTACATTTAATGAATGTCCAAGCGCTTGTTAGAGATCATAAGATTGTTTATACCGACAAAAAACTTACAAACGTAGATGATGAAATACTGGTAAAAGATCTTAAAGTTAGGGAACTTCCAGAAATGTCAAATGAGGAATTACAAGAGTTTCAAAAAATATTATCATATTCTGCTCCAAGAATGATGGAATATTTTAATGTTGCAAAATCTGTTTGGACAATAGTGTTTGATTCTTTAGATATGGTAATAAAAAGAAATAAAAAAAATGTATTACATCAAAAAGGTTTTTTTTATTATATTGACAACGAAAAAAAATATTATGTTTGGGAATATATCATGAAAAAAGAAACCAAACAAAATCCACAACAAATGATAAAAATTGAATTAATTTATGATAATTTAATAAATGATTTGACAATTTCTAAAATAATTAATAAATTTTCTTCGTTCGATAGTATTGATAAGAAAATGGGGCCTATTTTTTATATGATATCAAGTGGGATATTCCCAATTCAAGAAACGTTACTTCCAATGTTTAAACGAAGAATTGCGGGGCACATTTCACAAACAAAAAAATACGAACAAGTAATGCAAAATAAAAATGGGATTCAATAAAATTTTGACAAATAAGATTTAATTGTTTAAATTAATGGTATGATAGAAATAGATGTATATAAAATAATTAAAGAATTAATTGCGCAATACCCAAATGATACAGAATTGGGTAAAAAGGTTAGAGATCTGGTTTATGGAATTAAAAAAATAAAACAAAGTGGGATTTAATAAAAGAACAATTTCTAAAAAACATATCCTTAATAATGTGGATAACATAATGAATTATCTAGACGCTGATGCGGTATTTACCACCGACGAATTTTCACTCAACGTTTATCGACTATTCAATCAAGGAAAATCAGAAGAAGAAATATTGGAATACATAAATAATAATATATGAAAATCAAATTGGAATACATTTGGCTAGATGGATATAAACCAGAGCCAAACCTTAGAAGTAAAGTTAAGATTGTTGAATACAATTCAGTTAGAAACGCATTTTTAGATGGGAATTTTCCTATGTGGAATTTTGATGGGTCATCAACTAACCAAGCTGAAACTGGAAACTCAGATCTTATTTTAAAACCTGTTAGACATTATATGAAAGACATGTCATCAACGGTTTATGTTTTATGTGAGGTATTAAATCCTGATGGGACAACACACGAGTCAAATAAGAGATCAAGTATTGGTGAAGGTTTTGAAGATCTTTGGTTTGGTTTTGAACAAGAGTATTTTATCTACGATAGAAAAAATAAATGTGTTTTAGGTCACGATGAAAACAACTTAAAACCACAGGGCAAATATTATTGTGGTGTTGGTGAATATGTTGTGGGTAGAGATTTTGTTGAAGAACATACTAATATTTGTTTGAACTATGGTATTGATATTACTGGAACAAACGCTGAGGTTGCGTTAGGTCAGTGGGAATATCAAGTATTCTCTCAAGGTAAATTAAAAGGTGGTGATGACCTTTGGATGACAAGATACTTTTTATATAAAATCTCTGAAAAATATGAGTATCGTATTGAACTTCACCCTAAACCAATAAAATACGGTGAATGGAATGGATCAGGTCTTCACACAAATTTATCAACAGACATTATGAGACTTGATGGGAACGAAGAATACTTCATGGCATTATTCAACGCATTTGAATCAAGACATGAAGATCATATTAAGGTTTATGGATCAAACAACAATCTAAGATTAACAGGTGAATATGAAACTCAGGCAATTGATAAATTCAGTTGGGGTGTATCTGATCGTGGAGCTTCAATTAGAGTTCCTCAGGACACAGCAAAAGAATGGAAGGGTTATATTGAAGATCGAAGACCAGGATCAAATGCCGATCCTTATAAGATCATACGTGAGATTGTTAAATCACTTGAGATTACAGAACAAATATATAATACAAAACATATGATGACATCATTTGTTGATATAGATGGTCTTAATGGGAAATACGGAACAATGACCAACGATGAGTTATTAAAAGAATATAGAGAAGAAGAATAATGGATAACGAATGTGTATGTGGTGGCACCGGACTTTGTCAGTGTCCACCGATAAAAATAGAACAAGTTAATCACCCTAACCATTATGGGGGAGAAAATAATGAATATGAAGCTATCAAGGTGATTGATGCTTGGGATTTAGGATTTAGTTTAGGAAATACAGTAAAATATATTAGTCGTGCAGGAAAAAAAGGAAAATACAACGAACTCGAGGATCTCAGAAAAGCCCTATGGTATCTCGAACACCACATCAAAAAAATTGAAGAAAAAAACAGGTTTTAGTAAAGAAATCTCAGTTTTAGATGCTATCACAACACCAAATGAATTACTACGAGAAACTCTCATAAATTTTATGTGGGGGTTTCTTGGAAACTCTATTGTTGTGTTTGTGGCAAAGGAACTGGACTTTTTAGTTTTAATAAACTATATTGTTTATTACGTTCTAATTTCGTATATTGTAAATAGGAAAAAGTATGACACAATTTTAGGTAAGTTTATAGTTCTTCCTGGATCAGCGGCAGCAGGAGCATTCGCAGGGTATAAATTAGCACAGATAATTACAGAAATAGTTTAAATAAGATGATAGAAACAGGAAAAATAATAAATGGGGATTGTATCGAGGTAATGAAAACTTTACCTGAAGGTAGTGTTGATTTGGTTGTGACATCACCACCATATAATTGCGGGATTAATTATGATACCCATATCGATACTTTACCTATGGATGATTATTGGGGTTGGACAAAAGAATGGTTAGATGAAGCTTACCGATTACTTAAAGATGATGGAAGAGTTTCAATTAATATACCTTACGAAACAAATGTTCAAGGTAGAGGAGGAAGAGTATTTTTTGTTTCAGAATTTTATCAGGTAATGAAACAGGTTGGTTTTAAATTCTTCGGTATTGTTGATCTTGAGGAAGAATCACCCCACAGAAGTAAGACAACAGCTTGGGGATCGTGGATGAGTCCATCTTCACCCTACATATATAACCCGAAGGAATGTGTGATACTAGCATACAAACACAAACACATTAAGAAAGTTAAGGGAGAACCACAATGGAAGGGAACACCTACTGAAATTGAACAGGAGGATGGAACCATAAAAAAGAAAGTGGTGTATGAGGAGAAGGATAAGAAAGAGTTTATGGAACTTGTGTTTGGTCAGTGGAATT